GCATTCATCGAAGGATACGACGATTTTTTCGCATCTGTTTATCCTACTATCTCGTCTGGTGAGTCAACAAAGCTTTTGATGACTTCAACTCCTAACGGCCTAAACCATTTTTGGAAAACTTGTAAAGGCGCAAGAGAAGGCACTAATGGTTATGAGTACGAAGAAGTTATGTGGCAAGATGTTCCAGGCCGAGACGAAAAGTGGAAAGAAGAAACACTTGCAGCACTAGATTACGATGAACAAAAATTTAGGCAAGAATACTGTTGCGAATTCTTAGGCTCCTCAGGAACATTGATTGATGGATCCAAGCTAAAACAATTAGCGTATGATAGACCTATACACGAACAAGAAAACACATTTCAATATTTTAAACCTGAAAAAGATCACAGTTATGTTATGACTTGTGATGTATCTAGAGGAAAAGGTTTAGACTATTCAACCTTTAACATTATAGACATTAGCAAAATGCCGTATCAACAAGTATGCACATTTCGCGACAACTATATTAGCCCAATTGATTTCGCTTCATTTATATATAGAATAGGTAATCTATATAACGAAGCTGCTGTTCTTATAGAAATTAATGATATAGGCGAACAAGTTTCAGATGTTTTATTAATGGATTATGGATACGAAAACTTACTTTATTCCGAAAGCGCAGGCGCAAAAGGCAAACGAATTTCGTCTGGATTTGGAGGAAGAAAACTTGATAATGGAATAAGAACTACCAAGACTGTAAAAGCTCAAGGTTGTTCTATGTTGAAAATGCTTATTGAGCAAGATCAACTTATACTAAGAGATTATAATACTTTGCAGGAATTATCACGTTTTTCCAAAAAGGGTCCATCTTATGAAGCTGAGCCCGGAGCACATGATGATTTAGTAATGAATTTGGTTTTATTTGCTTGGTTATCTGACCAAGATTATTTTAAAGAATTAACTGATATTAATACTCTTCAAGCATTGCGTGAAAAGACTGATGCGCAAATTGATGAAGAATTACTCCCCTTCGGATTTATAGATGACGGTGGGGAATTGTGGGAAGACGAAAACATCAGGTTCTAAACTATATTTCTGTAAATCAAATAATTTATAAATAGAAACAGTGATATGAACTAAACGCGTTTAAATACATAAAGGAGAAAAATATGGCTTTTTCTGTAAGTCCTTCCGTCATTGTTCGTGAAGTGGATGCATCACAAGCCGTGCCAGCCGTTGCGACATCGCCAGCTGCCATTGTTGGTGTATTTCAATGGGGACCAGTTGACGAACCTATTCTAGTTTCATCAGAAGATGAGCTAGTGGATCGTTTTGGCAAGCCTTCAGCGGATACATACGAAACATTTTTTACTGCAGCAGATTATCTTGCATATGCAAATGCATTGTGGGTGGTTCGCGCAGACAATAATTCAAACACAGCTATTGCAGCAAGCGGCGCCTTTTCGGCAAAGCATCCTGGTGCTTTAGGAGATAACATTGACGTACATTGGGTTACTTCAACAGGATACGAAAACGCAGTAATTGCTGCCGGTGATATCCCAGCGAACAAAATTTCCAATGCTGCAGTCCCGCAGACAATTCCATTCAATTCCTCTGCTGTAACTTTTGAAGTTGCTCCTGCAGACAGAATTACTGCAATTGGAGCAGGAGATGTACTTGTAATTGGTAACGATAGCTCAGGCTACGTAAACGTTACAGTTTCAACTATTGCAGAAACAGAACTTAACGATGGCGCTTCGCCAACACCGAATGTAACAGGATACGAATACGCAATTACATTTGTAGGCAATTATACACTTGCCGAAGAAGATATGACCGTCCTTACCATTACGAAAAAATGGGGACAAAACAATTTCTTTGCTTCTGCACCAAGTGCTGGGCATATCCACGTTGCGGTTGTTGACCGTGGCGGAAATATTTCAGGAACAGCAGGACAAGTACTTGAGTTGTTTGAAGATGTTTCAACCACAGCAGGAGCTCAACTTCAGGATGGTTCGCAAAACTACTGGGTAGATGTTATTACTAACCAGTCAAGCTGGGTCAAAGTTGCCAACTCGGCAGTTGTAGGAACAGCTGCTACTGCAGTAACTTCATACGAAGTAATGGCAGGCGGTAGTGATGCTCAAACTGAAAGCAATGCATCTTTAGCTGCAATTGGTAAAGGTTGGGATTTATTCAAAAGCGGAAACGAAATTGACATCTCGTTCTGTCTACAAGGTAAAGGCGATGATAGCGCAAACCGTGCAAACTATATCATCTCTAATATCGTTGATAGCAGAAAAGATTGTGTTGCATTTGTTTCCCCATCAGCAAGCGATGTTGTTAGCGAAGTCAAATCAAATACACAACTTAAAAACGTAATTGCATATCGTAATGCTCTTCAGAACTCATCTTATTGGTTTATGGATAGCGGATATAAATATCGTTACGACAAATACAACGACACTTATCGTTACACACCTTTAAACGGTGACATGGCAGGTTTGGCCGCAAGAGTTGAGCCGTGGGAATCTCCAGCAGGTTACAGAAAAGGTGTTATTAAGAACGTAGTGAAACTAGCGTTTAATCCAAACAAATCGCAAAGAGATCAACTATATACTTCAGACGTTAACCCAGTTATGTCTCAAGTAGGTCAAGGTATTGTACTATTTGGAGACAAAACAGGTTACGGACTACCAAGCGCGTTTGATCGTCTCAATGTTCGAAGATTGTTTATTGCTATTGAGAAATCAATTGCGACTGCGGCTGAGTCATTCTTGTTCGAGCTGAACGATGAATTTACTCAAACACAGTTTAAGAACATCGTTGACCCGTTCCTACGCGATATTCAAGGAAGACGTGGCATTACTGATTTTAGAGTCGTTTCAGATGCGACTGTGAATACTCCTGAAATCGTAGATCAAAACAAATTCCGAGCTAACATTTTTGTTAAACCAGCCCGTTCAATTAACGTTATAGAACTTACGTTCGTAGCAACAAGAACAGGAATTGAGTTTGATGAAATCGTTGGTCAGCTCGTATAATAAATAGATTTAAATAAAGGAGAATAGAAATGGCATTTAACATCAACCAGTTCAAATCAGAACTCGTCGGTGGCGGTGCACGTCCTACGCTATTCCAAGTTCAAATTACTAACCCGATTGACACAGGAGCAGATTTTAAAGTACCATTTATGGTTCGTTCTGCAGGAATTCCTGAGTCAGTCGTTGGTCAGTACGTCGTACCTTACTTCGGACGTGAAGTAAAGTATGCTGGTGATAGAACGTTTGCGGACTGGGCAGTCACTGTTATCAACGATGAAGACTTTGCTATTCGCAACGCGATGGAAGCATGGTCAAACTTCATTAATTCCCACGACTCCAATTCAAGAGGATTACCACAGCAGTACAAATCTACTGCCTCGGTTACTCAATATAGTAAAGATGGATCACCACTTCGTACATATATTTTCGAAGGATTGTTCCCAACTACTATTGACGGTATTGCCTTAGATTGGTCTCAGCAGGACACTATTGAAGAATTCGGCGTCACGTTCCAATATGATTTATGGAGAGTTGAAGGAATTACCGGCGTACCGACAACCTAATTTTTATTATGAGGATATGAAGTTTTGAAGATATTCGGTTACGAAATCAAAAGAGAAGAGGATGAGACTCCAGTAGTCTCATTCGCTGAACCGTCTAATGAAGACGGCGCAATCACTGTAGGAAACGCCCAAGGTGGATTCTACGGGACTCTTCTCGATATGGAAGGCACAGCAAAGACTGAGTCTGAATTAGTTACAAAATACCGTGGCATGGCTCTACAGCCTGAAATTGTATCAGCTGTAGACGAAGTTATTAACGAAGCAATTTCTATAGGAACTGACGATAAAGTTGTTGAGCTAGTGCTTGATGATACTAATCTTCCTGACAAAGTCAAAAAGAGATTGAACGAAGAGTTTGATAGCGTATTATCGTTATTAGATTTTTCAAATACAGCTTACGATATTTTTCAAAAGTTTTACGTTGATGGCAGATTAAATTATCATGTCATTATTGACAACGAAAACATAAAAGACGGTATCAGAGAACTACGATATGTAGATCCGCGCAAGTTAAAACTTATACGTGAAGTTGATAAAAGACAGAAAGACCCGCATTCTGGCATCCCAGTTAAAAAACTAAAAAGTGAATATTATATGTATTCAGAAAATGGTTTTACCGGTGACAATGCAGGTGGCAACCAAAGTACTGGTACACAGGGATATAGAATTTCCAAAGACTCTGTTGCCCGTGTTACTTCAGGATTAATGAACGAAAACAATTCTTTGGTTCTTTCATATTTGCACCCCGCTATTAAACCTTTAAATCAATTAAGGATGCTTGAAGATGCGACAGTCATTTACACTCTTACAAGAGCTCCTGAAAGACGAATTTTTTATATTGACGTTGGGAACTTACCTAAGTCGAAAGCTGAACAATATATAAGAGATATGATGGTTCGCCATAAAAACAAGTTGCAGTATAATTCATCAACCGGCGATGTTACTGATAGCCGTAAAATGATGACTATGACTGAAGACTTTTGGTTTCCACGCCGAGGTGGTGAAAGATCCACTGAAGTTGATACATTAGTTGGTGGTTCTTCACAAGCGCTATCGTCTGATGAAAATATGCAATACTTTCAGCGTAAATTGTTTAAAGCGTTAAAGGTTCCACTAACAAGGCTTGAGCCTGAAACAATGGCAACCTTTGGTCGTACTTCTGAAATTACTCGTGACGAGCTAAAGTTTAGTAAATTTATTCGCCGTGTAAGATCTAGATTTTCTTCAATCTTTACAACAATTTTAGAGAAGCAAGTTGTTCTTAAAGGTATTATGACACCTGAAGAATTTAAAGAAATTAGAAATTCAATTCGTTATGACTTTATGCAAGATAACTATTTTAACGAATTAAAAGAAGCAGAAATACTCCGTGAAAGAATGGCAACACTGCGTGACGTCGAAGATCACGTCGGAGTATATTATTCAAGAGAATGGGTTATTCGTAATATCCTTCAGTTGAGTGAAGACGACTCCGAGGAAATGAAAACACAAATGGAAGCTGAAAAAGAAGAATTTGGCGATCCGAATGACCAAGAACAGCAGAATTAAATAAATAAACAAAATGAGATTAAACCAGGAGATCTACAATGAAGTCCTTTAAAAATCATATGGCTGAAGTAGCAGAACCAAAATCCTCAGAGGAAAAGAAGTTCAAAGATCTGCACAATGCTGAGGTTAAACCTCATCCAGTAGCAGAACCAACTCAGCATAAAGCTGAAAAGCCAAAGGCAAAACGTAAAGCTGACCAAGAAGGCGATGCTAATTACGAC